CGGTAGTACAGCGCCTGCCCGAGGGGCGTATCACGAGAGACGAGACCGACGAGCGCGCATACATCCATATACGAGGCGCGCTGTGATGCCTCTGCGACCGTCATGCCGTACTCGCTGAGTAGCGCAGCACGGACGAGGCTCGCGTCCTCGTCCCAGTCGAAGACCCTAGCTCCGGCGCACTCTGCCGTATGCTCACCAGCAAGGTCAATCCCGTATAGCCCCCAGACGAGCCGCAGTATGTCGCCGTCGGCTAGATACTCGAGGCTCGCGAGGTCGGGGAGCATCAGGTTGAGTACTCTCTCGATGCGCTCCGCGGGGGTGCTATCGTCCTCGAGGGCGCTCATCACATCGAGGGCAGTCGTGAGGTCATCCCGTACGGCGATCTCATGGCCGCCTACAGTGACGAGCGCACAGTGGCGCCCGTCTACGACCGTCTCACGCCTGTTGAGCTGCATCGTCAAGCTCCGCGAATGCCTCGGCTTGTACGCGCGGCATCACCGCGTCCAGGACATTCTGCTGGCACCAGACGACAAGCGGCGAGATGAGGTGGTTTACCTCTGCGTCGGGGATATGCGCCCCGCCCTTGAGCCACTTGTAGATCGCTAGGCGCTGCGCCTGTCCGAGGCACGCGTCGAGCACGTCACGGTACACCTTCGCTATCCGCTTAGCGTCCTTGTCCGACACCTCACCCTTAGCGATCTTCGCCTTAAGCTCGGCAAACTGCTTCTGCATAGCTGCGATCTTCTGCGCAGCCTCATTGATGCTCGCGGCGTCCATAGACATGCGCGCTACCGGTGCGTCAGGTGCGTCCGATAGTCTGATCTCCTCGACGGCTCGATGTATGCTCAGCGTCTCCATACGCTTCTCCTTCTACTGGTCGGGGGCGGTCGCCCGCCCCCTGGTTGCTTACGCTGCTGTTACGGTGATTTCTACTGTCTTGCCTACGCTCGGCAGCACTGCCGACTTGACCGTGAGATTGGTCTTACCCGCCTTGACACCCGTCACGGTGCCATCAATGGCGACCTTGGCGACGGTGTCGTCCTCGACGGCATAGAGCAGCGCGTCAGATGCTGTCGCGGGTGTGACTGTCGCCGTAGCCTTTACCTTCTGCCCGACCTTTACCGTCACGGCAGATGCGGTAATGCTCTCGGGGAATGAGTGCTTATTACCGGGTTCGATGACCGGCAGGCCATTAAAGCGAGCCTCGAAGGAGAAATCGCCCTTAGAGTTCGGGTCGCCGCCGCCCTCGGAGATATTAGCGAGGGTCACGTCACCCGTGGTCACCGTGCCATCAGGCGCAATGCGCTTGAAGTTGGTGTGACGCTTAGCGCCATACTTAACCGCCAGGCTAGCGATATAGTCCTGGGCGGGGTCGCCGAATTTGCGGTGACCGGAGAAGCTGCCGACGATCTGACCGCCGGTGACCTCCGTAGATGCCTGCCCCTCGCCGTCGTAGTAGTCGTCATCACTCGACTTCTCGTTGCCGTCCCATTTGACGGAGTTGATACCGGCACCGACGCGCGCCCAGGTAGGCGTCTTCTCCTCCGGCGTGGTATCGATCATGTATAGGTTTGTGTAGTTGAGCGCGAATGCGATATCCATCTTTAGCGCCTTTCCCGTGCGATCTGCACGTTAATCTTGGTTTCCCATGTGTCGTATTTGCTGTCGTCCATCCTCTGCGGCCAGGTGTATATCTCCGTCTCCTCCCAGGTGTAGCGTCCGGAGGGAGAGGGGAGGGGGATACCATCGAGCAGCGAGACGATGCGCTCTATAACCTCTCGGGCTTTATTCCTCCCGAAGTAGCGGGCGATGATCTGTACCTTCGCCCCGAGGTGCTGCGTGCCGTCGAAGTCGGTGCTGGTGACCGTCGCGGGGAGTGCCTGGACAACGACCCCCTCATTACCGGTAAAGGCATCAAGTGCCGTTATATGCGCCTCGATACCCGCCGCCTTGATAGCCGCTAGGACGGCCTCGTCTGCGTCTATGAGCCTCATCGTCTGATCTGCCTCGCTATGCTCTCGGCTACCGTCCCGTTCCAGTCGTTCATGTGGTGGGACTTCGCCTCCTCGAGCCACTTCCCGCCGGTGCCTGCCGTCGTCCAGTGCGTCCCGTCTGGCATGTCGTATACCGGCGCGGCGTATCGCATCGGATAGACGATCTCGTCTTTAGATACCTTGACCGTTCCTCTCAGCGCCCCCGTATCCTTTGGGACGTACGGCTCCATGTCCTTAGCTACCCGCTCGGCAAGTTCTTCTTGGATGCCGTCCTTGCACGCATCGAGGAGTTTGTCGAAGCCTGTGAGATTGTGCGTAATGTCAAGGCTCATCCGATATGCACCTCCCAGTGGTGTATCTGCCCGTATAGCCCGTGCAGCTCCTCCACCTTGAGGACACCGCGCCAGCGCCCGCCGTCGAGCCGTATAAGGCTCCCCTCGGGGATAGCGAAAGCCCCGAGGCTATTAGCTGCATCGATAAAGACGATGCCCTCGGCTCCATCAGCTACCGAGACGCCGTGACCGAGGGAGAGGGCGCCCTGAAAGCGCACGCCCTCGATGCGGCGCGGCTCTGCCTCATATCCGCCTCCCTCGGTCGTCACTCGTACCTCTGCGGTCTCGCTCAGTAGCTCTGCGGGGATAGGGGCGATCATGCGATACCCCCGTATGACATTCCCGTACCGGTGAGGGCGCGCATAACCGCATCGATAGCGCGGTTATTCATCTCTTGGCCTGTCCGTTCATTCATACGGAAAGACCCGAGAGTAAAGCCACCCTCGCCGTGCGACAGCTCACCGAGAGCCGCCATGAAGGCACGCTCTAGAGCCTCCTCGTCGGTCGTCGTATTAATCCCTACGACATAGCGGACGAGGTCGGCAGCGGACAGCTTGAGCGCATCGTAGGACGCCTCGGGGAGCTGCCCGCCGAGAGACTGATAGCGGCTGTAGCTAAGCGCCTTCACTATGCCTTCTTGCTTGTGTACACGCCCGCAGCCTTGTTAGCCGGGACGATAGAGCCGTATACCCAGCGGTTCTGCGCGAGCCAGCCGTCGCCATTGGTATGGCTACCGGGGGCGAAGAGGTAGAGAGCCGCGCGCTTGGTGATGTACTGCATCGTGCGGTTGCCGCCGCTAATCGCAGTAAAGTCGGCACCGAGGATGCTGTCGGCTACCTCGTAGACGTTGAAGCCGTCATAGCTGCCGACGGTGTCCGTGATCCCGGTCTCATTAGCCCACTGGCGGTTTGTCGCGTCCTCAAGCAGTCCGAGGGCGGTCGAGGTCATAAAGAGATCGCCACCGTGTAGACCAGCCTGGGTAAACTGCGAACGTGCCTTGCGGATTTCCGCCTTGATGTTGGCTGCCGTGAGGGCGGTCGTGCCCTTAGTAGCTGCCTTAGCCTTGGCGACCGTGAAGAAGTCCTTGTCGATCTCCGGCGCGAGAATGGTGCGCTGATACTCCGAGATAGCCTTAGTAATCGGCACAGCGGCCTCGTTGATGGCGTCAACAGCGTCGATGTAGAAGACCTTCTCGTCGTCATGGGCGAGCGTATAGACCTTACGATCTACCTTGATGTCGCCCTCGGCGCTCTTGAAGCGGTTGTAGGCGACCGGTGCGGGGGATGCCCCGAAGCTGAGATCAGGTACGGACACCTGTTTAGCCGTCAGAAACTCGGCACCTGGTACGGAGTATTTGCTCGCATAGGTCGAGGCGACAAGCACCTCGTCGAGTGCGTTAGAGTACGCAACCGGAAAACTTGTGAATGTAGTAGGCATTTGTTTCTCCTAGTCCTTGATAGGCGGGAGACCTGCGGCCTCACGCGCCCTAGCGATGCTCGCGGCATCGCTGCCCTGCCCGCTCGGGGGTAGTCCCGTCGAGCCTTTCGTTGTGAACAGGTATGGTTTTTGCTCCATGAGCTTGTCTACGTCGCCGTTCTCGTCGAGTAGACCGAGAGCAACGTCTACATCCACACAGCCCGCCTTTGTCAGTCGGTTAGAGTTGACGCGATCAGCCTCCGCCTTCTTCGCTTGAGCTTCCGCTTCCTCACGTGTCTTTTTGAGGTCGGCTTGTAGCTTGGTGATGATCTCGTCATTGCCCTTGTACTCGGCCATCTGCTTCTCAAGGTCGGCAATCTGCTGCCGTGCCTCGTCGCGCTGTGCCTTGTACTTCTCTGCGGCCTTCGCCGCATCAGGCTTCCCGCCCTCGTCGCCCGTCGGTTCCGTCTGTGGCTCCGTCTTGGGTTCGGTCTCTGGCTCGGTGTTCTCCTGTGGTTCGGTCTTGTTCTCGTCGCTCATACCTGTTCCTCCTTGGTGTTTGGTCGGCGGTTCTCTCCGCCCGTCATGGTGCTGTCTCGGCGCAGCTGCCTCTATCGCGGGTATAGGCTCCCGCCTGCCGACCTATATTCTGCGCCCCGTGTCGCACAAAAAAGGGGGATGCCCGTTTGAGCATCCCCCCGGTGTCTGTATGTCGTCTCTCTATGCCCTGGCGTGCATGTACTCGCCTATAGTCGCGATAGCCTCCTCGGCTCCCCAGCATACTGTCGCAGCGTATCCCTGCTCCTGAAGTAGCGACAGCCAGCGCATCTGTGATTCCGTGGGCTTATTCCGCCCCGCCTTCATTTCAATGTATAGCCCGTGGTATACGCCACGCGCTACAGGGATACAGAGGTCGGGGACACCCGCGACCATCCCCAGCGCCTTGAGGTGCGATGCCGTCTTAGGGTTACGCTTCGCCTCATTGGGGATGTGATAGAAGGGTATATCCCTCATCTTGAGATAGGCCACAACAGCCTTTTGTTCGTCTGCTTCGCTCATATACACCGCCTCTAAAGAGAGAGCGGCGGGGCGCAAAGAAGCGCAGAAAGAAGCGCCCCGCCTCACGGGTAAAAGAGAGAAAACCCCGTGTAGGTATATCATCGCGCACGTGTCGCACAAAACGAGGGCATGAAAAAGCCCCGACAGTGCGGGGCTTTACAAGAGCGCCTTTGTGGCCTCTATCAGTATGGGGAGGCTATCCGTGAAGGCTGAGCCGAGAAGATGAGCAGCCTCTCGCATCTTTGCGCTGTCGCGTAGATACTGCGCGCCCCTCTGTGTGATGCCGAAGTCTGTACCGGCAGTAACCTCACTAGTACCGTCGTAGTACGTCTCGACACTAACCCCGACTATCAACCCGTCGGCTACCATCGAACGAGCTATCATCGCCCAGTACACACTGCCAGCCTTTGAAACCTCGCGGGCTTTAGCGATGCTCGGGGCTACATCAGCCTTAGCGCATGCCATCACGTAGGCGAGTACCTTGTAGACAATCACGTCGAAGTCATCGGAGGACATGGCTTAACTACCACATTTCGTCGGGAGACTGGCGATGAAGCTCTTCTAATTCCTTCAACCCCTGATCGTAGTACTCTATATATTCCGGCGTGCCATGACCTGTCTCTTATACACATTCTACGC